ACGTTTAACGGTATCTGGTAATAATCCCTGTTCCTGTGCTTGCCTCCAAGATTCTAATTGACCGGCCTGAACAGCATTGATAGATTCAGTTCTAGCTATATCTAGCGAACGTTTGTTTATTAGCGATTGATGGTACCGATTAACTAATGCGTCAATACGCTTTTGATCTAGATTACCTTCTTTAATATGACGTCTTACGATGGCTTTCTCAGGTGCTGATAACCGGCGCATCCATGCCGGTTGTTTACCCAAATTATCTTGGGCCTCCAGCTGGCTTCTGAAGTTGATTACAGCTCTACTTTGTTTATCAGTAAGCCCTACCAACTGCCGTATCTGGCGGGACGCCTTAACAGGGGCTACACCCTCTGAAACAGACTCAGTAATTATTTCTCTAATACCAGCTCGGGTAGCATCTGAAACTTGGCTTATGAGTAGGGCTGTTCTTGTTTCAGCCCATTCTACCGCCCTGGGATTGAATATGTCAAACGATAACTTAAGACCGGCGCGCTTGGGTAATTGCGATATACCCACGTTAGCCCCCGCCCCGAATGCTAATCTCAATTCCTCACGAAACGATTTATCATCTACGGCTACACCCGTACCGATTAGAATGTTTTCCAATTCGGGTACGTTGATAATAGCTATCGCTTCTTCAACCCTACCGGCGGATAACGCAGCCTGCAAAGCCTTCATATCGATCTGCCCTTTGAGCGTCTCAATAGCAGCTAGAAAAGCCTTACGAAGTCTCGGCCGCATTTTATCAGCGGCGGCATGAACTTGTTGAAACTTTTCCCGCCGAGTGGCTTTAAGGATTAAATCGAGCATTATCATATCCGTATTGGCGTTCTAATCGTTTCAACTCAGTAATAGCTTTCTTCTTACTGAAATATACCCCTTGACCTCGGCCGTCTCTAATGCATTTTCGTAGATGTGTAACTGGTAGCTTGTCAATAATACTCCCCTCTACGGGTAAAGGTGTCTTCTGACTATACAGAAAGTATGAGCGGAATAGTGGTTTACCTCTAGCGCTACACCAATCCCTAAAGACCATATAAATTGTTTGACCCTGTCGTATTTTCTCACTGGTTATAGTACCTTTAGCCATGGTAATTCCCCTTATTCAATCTCAGTTTTAGGTAGGTCCAATAATTCACGTGCCTTATTCTCCAAGGCTTCATCTGGGACAAGCGTACCAGACAGAACCAATTTACTAATCACTTCAGCAAATTCGGATAGATCCTGTTTCTCAATATCACTATGTTTGTATTCCGGAGCTAGGTCCAAACTAATACCGTTCACTCGCAAAAGTCTAGGGATGGCAAAACGATTGAATACATCCGCAATAGCTTTCAACCATGTACCAATAGCGGCGGAAAACAAAGCCGTCTTATCTGAGGAAAGTGCAAAACTACCCACTTTATCCTGACCCAACAAAATAAAGTCGGCTAATACAACCATCGCAATACGCTTATCATAACGGCTGATAATCTCAGTTGTATTGAATTGTCGGCTACCCCCGGTAGATAGTAGTTCTAAAGTAAACATCTTGTTTCCATCTTCGTCATAAGCTAAAGGCATAACTACACCTTCTTGTTCATCACGGCGTATATTACGAACTATGTTTTTCAAATTTTCCAAAGTAGCGGTTTCATCCGCATTGGCTCCGGTTTGCATAAGTTGGGCGGGAGCATGTATCACAGGTAGACCGGCCAAGTCCCGTTCAATACCGATACCCTCGATCTCCTCTATACGCTTTTTAAAGAACCAGGGGCGATAAGCATTACGGAGGATAGAACGACCCTGAGGATTGTTCTTATGGGCTGAGGTTCTAAATAGAAGGGATTTCTCAATAGGTATAAACGCCCGACCACCTGTGACGGTTAATTGGTGCATACCCTTTAGACCACCTTCCTCGTCAAACTCCCAGTGATCAAGCGAGTTTTGTGCTCTTGTGGGGATCTTTCTCCAGCCAATCATACCATCATTGAACTTGGAACGGCGAGTAGGATCTGTCTGTTCCGGGCCTTCCCTACGCTTGAACACCACTTCGTGATAATCCCAACCGAATACCAACATGGACATAATTTCATCCATCAAGTCTTCCCAGGTATGGGACATATCATGGCGGCATGATTCAACAAACTCAGCGACTTCTTCAGCTTGTGGGCTAGCATCAGCAGGTTCAGTTCTCCAGTCTACATTACGCAGTAGCATAGAAGTTACAAATAGGAACGCGCCAACAACAGGGTCATTATCACGCATCTCTGTGAAAACTTTTATAGCCCTATCACCTTTTAGGGCCTGTAGGAATTCTTCATTGATCCTACCGCCAAATTGATTCAGCCCCGTAGTTCCTACTTCAGCTGTTATTTTTTCGTCTACCATGTTTATCTCCAATTACTTGTTTTACCGAGACCTACCGGGGAGGCTATACAGATACTAGGTTTCTTGTGTAATGGTGCATAACACATTATTAGAGCATCTGCAAGGTTAGGCGACGGCATCCCTCGTTTTTTCATATCTTTTTTGGATTCTACCTTAATCCTACCCGCCCCGTCCGTATCTCGTTTGGGTCTAGATAATTCCATTTTTAATTCATTCAGCTTGTTTAGATTTGACGGCAAACTTATCAATTCTTCATGTGGAACATCCTTTCCTTCTATAACTGCCAAATAAGTTTTATGAAAACGATCCCTAACTTCCCACCATGCTTGGGCCTTATGATTACAGAACATATCGTGATTCGTTTTACCTTCGATATATTCTTTATTGGGATTTACAATACCAGCCCCAGCATTAAACCCGACCACACTGAGTTTACGATTTACATTCTTAGGTAGTTTAGATAGTTCATTGGTCTTAGCTTTAACTCCGGCCCCTACGCCAATAGAATCATAGACCAGTTCATCGCATCCGTGCTCTAACGCGTAGTTGTAACCCCTTATAGCTGTCTGCCCTGTATCGCCCTCAGCCCATTCATCTAGATCCGTTACCAGTGGGCCATATACAGCGCAAAGGGCATTCTTATCTTCGCCCTCGTCAGCTACATCCAACCCTATACGCTTATTACCAAAACCTTCAAATCCGAGTTTAATATGGGCGTCAATGGCAGCATTGACATATTTAGCTGGAATTAGTATACCTTCAACAGAAGAGTTATAATCCCGGTCCACTTCTTGACCGAATATATGGGTCAGCCCTTCGCTATCTGCTTTGGCTTTACGTTTGTCGTACCATTCTTGGGTCTTAGCAGGGTGGTCTCTCCAATCCATAATGAAGACTCTAGTCATTTTGGAATGGCGCTTTTTGAAGAATAGATTACCGGCCCCGTTAACAGACGATATATCCACTTGGACGTTGGTGTTATCACCCAATGCAGATTCAATCAATTCAGGGCGCTCATAATGAGCTGATTCGTCCTTGAAATATATTAGTTTACGACCGCCCCGGCCAATGTTATCACCGGCCTCACCTGTTATGGTAGAGTCGTTAGCTGGGTTAATACACTTCATATGAGTCAGGTGGTCTTTGGGGTTAAACCCTTTGGGCATGAAGAAACCGGGTAGGTACCTAATAACCATTCTCATCTTTTCAAATATGGAATCAGGGTCTCCTATGCGATCCACTAGAAGTTCTTTACGTGACCCCCAACCAATGGCAGCGCCTGGATGAAACAACCACAGCCAAACAGAAAAGGCGCAACTGACCCACGTTGCACCCATATCCCTAGACTTTTCAATTAAACCGCTTTCTTCATCCCCGATTAATTCCAATAGGAAGTCGACTAGCTCTTTCTGTTTATCAAATAGCAGGAGGGGCACGATTGTCGGTAACCCCTTACTGACATTCCTAGGGTCATACGTCACGCACCAATGCCCTATGAATTCAACCGGGCGAGTGCTGTAATAGAGCTTAGCATGTTCGTAAAGATTGCTGGTTTTTATTTTGCGAAGTCTTTGCTGCCGCTGTGCAAAGGCATCAACATAATTGGGAGGCCAATCAATCATCGTTTAGCACTTCTTGAGCGTACAATTTAGCAGCTTCCTCAGCGCTCATATTGGTGTTTATCGTTTCAATAGGTTTACCGTCTTTACCTGACACTTCATGGTCTACTTTATCCCGCCACTTAAACCTATTTTTCATATTGAAAATCCAGATAGCGGGATTGATAGGTCTTTTACCCGTAGCAGCTTCCCTACCTAGTTTCATCCACCATGCTTCTGAATTAATCTTACCTTCCTCAAAAGCTTCCGCGAAGTCAGGATAGGTTTTAGCCCATTCATAAAACGTCTTTCTATTAATACCTAGAAGTTGAGACACTTCGGTTACTGACGATCCGTTTTTAAACATCTCGGGAACTATTTCACAGTATCTCGGTTTATATTTTAAAGTGTTGGGCATCATACTACCTGCGAATTATCTTTAATACCGGGTCCGTATAATCGGAATATGTTCTCAGTATTAACACAAAAACTGGCATATGGCTAGATGTAGGCGCTGGGATTGGGGCTGTAAAACGAAAATCCCCGCTCATTAAAGCGGGGATTAATACGGAGTTTAACCGTTAAGGAAGTGTCGGCAAATTAGGCCGTTTTAGTTAGCTTCGTATGATGCCAATGGAGCCACCCCCAAGAACTCCGCTAGCTGAGAGGCGAGGGTAGGGTCGGCCGTCACTAGGTTTGATTAACTGCGTGTTCTCGCCAGTCACAGTAAACGGTCGTTCCGGTAGTGCAACAGCGCTGTCGATCACTTCAACTGCGATGGGTACGGCATCAGGGCCAACAACTTCGGATTGGGCCGGGTCGCTGATCTGAGCGTAACCAACCGAAGTCAAAGCGAACAACATCATAAATGCGATCAGGATTTGATGCATGATATGTTCTCCTCTTCTAGGGTTAGTTGGGACTTAGGGTCTTGCTCTTGGGACTTACAGTATTGCTTAGCCTATTGGCTTTGTAAAGGGTTATTACCCCTAGTTATTATTCAATTTTTCGTAGGTCAAATCTGTATATCCGTCTATAATTGACTGAAGATAAACGATCTGTTTGTCAGTCGGTTTCATACCCATCATGAAAGTAAAATGACTCCCATAGCTAGCAGTACAGATATGTTTAGACGGAGGTGTGAAAGATTGGGTAACGCCTATCATGCAGGGCGAGTTTCTAAGAATGAAACGTTGCAATTCGTTAATGAGGCTATAGTTGCAAAACCCAGATACCAAATAGCAGTCATCAAGCGGACCTTTTATTTCTACGATGGTGTTATTCATTTCAATACCCGTTTAGTTGATTTTGTGGTATTTCCAGTTAGCCACATAGTCGGGAGTATCGAAGCCGCCATCCCCGCCAAGTAATTCGCTACGACTCAACGTATTATCATCGTGAAGAACCGAAATGTTACAAGTAGCGGAGCCGCGCCCATAAGATGCGATACCCATTACTGTTCCTAGCTGCCCCGCCTGGAGGCTTTCTACTCGATCCTCAATCGCCACGGGGCAGTAGTTAGGGAGGCACCCCGTAACAGTAACGCAGGTGAATCCGATTAGAAGTAATTTCATTTCAATTCTCCGTTAACGTGACTGATGTGTAT